GTAGTAACTTCTGCCGTACCTCCGGTTACACCTGTAAGGGTAGCCATTGCACCAAAGAGTTCTTCTTGGCTTACCTTTAGAGTAGATGCAAGCGGTATTACCGCTCCCATACTTGATGCAAGCTCCGGGAAACTTGTCTGACCAAGCTTCACAGTTTCAAATGCAAGGTCTGCCGCTTTTCCTACTGCTTCAGCTGATGTGTCTCCATAGCCTTTTGTTACAGCTGAAAGCATTTTAACCGCTTCAGATGTTTCCGCATTACCTGCTTTAGCTGCCTTTGCAGCTATCTCAAGCTGTTTTGTTGAGTCCGCACTTTCACCAAAGGCAGATACTACTTCATAAAGACCGCCTGAGAGATTATCAAGACTTACTCCTGTATCTTTGGATATGGTCTTAAGGCTTTCACCCATGGATGAAAGTTTTCCCTTTACATCTCCATCAAGCAAAGTACCAACGTTTGCCATCCCTTTTTCAAAGTCTATTGCTGATTTTACAGCCATTGTTCCGGCTGCTGCAATTGCTGTAAATCCTGCTGCTCCTGCTGCAAGTCCCAACTTTGCTATTGCTCCGCCAACGGCTTTTACTCCATGTGCGACAAATCGTATTACCTTATTATCTTTGATTGTTGCAAGTCTTGAAGCTACATTTCTAATTCCTGATATCGCTTCATGTGCTCTTGATCTGATAGTTACATTTCTATCCCTCAAGTTCTCCGTCTCAGTTTCTACATTGTCTATTGCTGATACGGCACTTTCTGTATTTGCCGATACACTTACACTTCTGTCACTTAAATTTTCTGTTTCTGTTCTAACATTGTCTATTGACGATACAGCACCTTCTGTATTTGCTGATACGCTTACATCTCTATCACTTAAATTTTCCGACTCGGTTCTAACATTTTCTATTGCAGATACAGCATTGTCTGTATTTGCACTAACAGTTATATCATTAGCATTTGTACTGTTAAGCTGTGATAATGACTCTCTCGCTCTTCCGATATCTGATTGAAAGTTTCTTGCAGCTTGTGCTGCTCCTCTAAGTACTCCTGTTACATCATCCTGTAGCCTTATTACTCCACCAAAAACATCCATCACACTTCTTCTCCTACAAGTGCATCAGCTACTGCCTCTTTTATCAGTCTCTTTTGTTGTTCTTCATTAAGTTTTGCCAACGCTTCTAAAACGATTTTTTCATTTCTTGTAAAGTTGTCTAATTCTTTAGGTAATATCCCAACACTAAGGCAGTAGCCGTATAAATACGCTTCATGTGAATAAATCAGCTTTTTTTTAACTCATCAACATCCGATACTGTACTCTTATCTTTCATTCCTGACAAAGCAAGAACTTCATTTGCAAGTTTTGTTCTATCCGCCGGTGTAAACACATCCATTATCTCTAAATGTGTTTTTATAATCTTTTCTCCAACCATGTATGCTGCAAGTTCCTGAAGAGTCTTTGAAGCGTAATAAATTGTGTATTTATCAACTACTACATTGTTATCAGAATAGTTGAAACAGTCATTTAGTTCCTCTGAACTAAGTCCTCTAAGTTCTATCTCTTCATCCAAATCACCTACATAGTATCTTTTTACCTTGCGTTTTTTTCTCTCCTCCATCTTTTTTAAGGCTTTATCAGCAAAAGACTTAAAAGTCAAAATTTTCTCTGTATCTACCATAACTAAATTACTCCTTTATCTCATCCAAGCAAATCATGTCGCTTGGTGTAAATGTAAATGGGAACTCTACCTTTACTACTGTTCCTTTTTCATATTCAAGTGGGAACTCGCTTAAAGCCACATTTCCTATCTGGTATCTTTCAATCTGTCCACCAATAGCATCAGGATCTGAAAGCCTTGTAATTATAGTTCCCCTTGGATCTCTTCCTTTCAAGATATCTTTTCTAATACTTTCAAATGCAGAATAAATCTTGTTTATAGATACGGTACCTTCACCTTTTAACCCTGTTATCTTTGTATCTATATCCATTCCCATTTGAACTTCTTCTCTATTGACTGTGGTTTTTAAACTGATCTTAGTACATCCTGCAATTTTCAGCCCATTATAGAAAATTTCAGCATTTGTACCTGAAAGAACCCTTTTACCTGTTATCTTTTCTTCCATAAGTTCTCCTTAAATTTCAATTCCCATATCCAAATCTTCCATAGCATCTACAAACTTGAACTTAGCCCTAATTGCTATATGACTGCCTGTATTTGCTTTATTTAGATCAATCTCACTCATATCTGAAGTATCTACCTTTTTCTCTTTTTCAAGATATTTCTTTATCCAAGCTGTGTTAAGTGATACTTCAATATCTTCATCTTTATCTATAACCTCTCCGGCTATATCCTGAAGATATGAGTGTACAGCTCCTACAAAAATTTGTTTATTATCATAAGTATTATTTCTCTTACCTACATACTGCTCTTCGTAAGTTGACTTTATGTCACTTCTGACCATATCAGAACCTTCAACTATCTTTATTTTTTTGAAGTCTGACGGAACCTCCTCTGAGGTGGTAACAAGTGAAGTAACACCTCTTGCAATCTTAAATTTCTCACCATCAAATATAATAATAAATTTTCCGGCATTTATATCATCATCCGGATTTTTTGACTGCTTTATATCAACAATTTCCTTCAGCACTTTATATGTTGAAGATTCCTTGATATTTACTCCTGCAAGCAAACCTGCAACTCTTGCTGTATAATCTTCAGGCTTGATAGTAATGACTTCACCCTTATAGACTATTGATATATTCGTAGTTGCAAAATTCACTACTGCCGGAGAGTCAGCCGCCTGATCTACAAGTACAGCCTTACCCTTTTTGTACTTCTTCTTTTTCTGAGTGTCAAAGTAGCTCGCAAATAAGGCACTTTCATCCTTACTTAGGCAGGGTGCCGCAAACCAGTCAAAATCAAGATTCTCAATGAGTTGCTTACACTCATCTACATTAATGCCCATCTCTTTAACTACAGCTCTTACTGCTATAACCTTATTCGGCTTTCCCATAAGACACAAATCAATTATTCTAAAGTTCTCCGTCGTCCAATCTTCCTTTACCACATCTGCAATAGTCGTATATGTATTTACTATTGTTGTCTTAGTTGCATCTTTAAGTAAAAGAAGTACTGTTCCTCTTTCGCTTCTTTCAATAAAAGAAACTGCCTTTTTATGAAACTCTATATTTATACTCGGTAATCCCAATCCCATTTACCCTCCTAATTTAAAAACTAATGCTTTTACAAACTTCTGCTTCAGGCTCTTTAATATTCATATCATCAAAGAAATCCAAGTTGAATGTTATATGCAGTGTATCATCCGCAATACTTGATCCGATATTCAAGACTTTCAAAAATCTATCTCCCACTTTAAATCCTATACATATTCTACCCGTTATCAGCTCTACCATCTCATACATGTCTTCATTACTACTTTTACTTTTTTCCATAAAAGTAATATCAACAAGAATTAACTTCTTACAGCTCTTGCCATCAAGCTGTACAGATATAGAAAGTGGTACAAGTTGTATATAGAGCAGTGGAAATGCTGACTTATCAATCGTTTCAATCTGCTCTATATCTTCAGCAAAAATATTTAATCCCGATTTAACCTCGTTTAAAAGTGTTATTAAAGACATTTTAATGTCATTTAAACTAACCATTAAAAAGCCTCCTTGAGTGCATTAACCATTGCTTCAATATCACTGCTATAATTGGACTGTTTATAGTTAGCTATACCTCTTTCAAGCATATACTGACCTCTTGTCATTCCGCCACTTCTTGTTCTTCGTCCGTAATTAACAGCTGGACCATAGACTATATTATTCTTTATCCAAATAATATAGTCATTTCCCTCTTTGGTAACTTCATTGTACCAATTTCTTCTCAGGTGCCCTGTAACAACCGGAGTTAAGTCCTTTACAGAATCGACCGCATGCCTTCCTATCTTCATTGCTTCTCTTTCAAAGATTTCTGACTGCCATGCCTCAAGACCTCTTTCAAGCATTTCAGCAATCTCATTCATATCCCTCATCAAACCACCTCTTCTATCTTCAAACTTGCTTCTATGTGTGACGGATATTTAAAGCTCTTTCCTGCTCTTCCTGTAATTAGCTCTCCTGCCTCTGTCCTAACTTCTATAAAGTCCTTGTCCCTTATGTCTATGTTAGGAGCAGCAAATATAACCTCTTCTTCACTCTTTTCGTAAGCTATATCAGTTCTGCCCGGCTCTGATTTTGTAGACAAACTAAGACCGCAGGGAACATTGTCATAAATAAGCTCTTTTTCAGCTTTAGTTTCACCGTAATCAGTCTTAAAGAGCTTATATCTGTATAGCCTTAGCTTATCTTTGTAAAGCCTGCTTAGTATCCTTACCTCACTTGTCACTTTCCTTTTCCTTAGTCTTTTTCTCACTATTATTATCTTTATCTTTTATTTCAGCATTGGACTCCTGCTCCCTATGCCTAAAAAGATATGACATTTTTTCACTATCTTTCATCAATCCATCCTTATTTTCTTATACTTACTGAAAGCCCTTAAAAGCTTTTCATCAAAGTAACCACTGTCTATAGCGGTATAACTTATTGATGTATCACCTCTCTCAATTGAAGCAACACCATCTAATGCACTTTCTTTATATGCTTTTACTACCATTTCCCTGATTGCAAAGTTAAGCCCCTCCGGAAAGTCTTTCCTGTTTAGATAACTTATAATTGCACTCCTGGCATCATCAATCATGATACCAAGTAGTGCATCGCTTTCAGTATCGGTAATTCCAAGCAGTATCTTTATCTGCTCAAGCATGCTTAAGCCTCCGTACTGATTCTTATAGCCTTGATATTGGATTCTTTAATCCACAGGTCGTGATACTTTCTATAGCCTATAAACCACGCATCGGCCCGTTGATTTAACTCCGGAGTGATTATCTTTGGTGCATCCTGCTTACATACTGCGATAGCCGCCTTCCTCGGCATAACAATATAGTTAATCTGTTTTGCTGTTGACTTTTTCTTAAATCCGTCTTTTTGTCC